GGTACAGTTAAAGGCCCTCGAGTTCTCGAGTCTACAAATTTAGTTCCTAGTTTGTTAAATAATAAAGAATTTCCTTGTTTGACAGCTCCAGCAAAGTTGTCTGTTTTTAAAAATAAAAATAGAGAGAAAATTGATCCTATGGCTATGTCGCGGGCGACATATCAAAGCCCTTCTAAGTTTATTGATATTGGAGTTTTGTAACCAGTTGTTGAGTCTACTATAAATCACATTTTTAATAATAGTTTAGTTTTTGAAAATATTGTTGGTCCAAGAAAGCTAACTTTTGAAGAAGCTTGTTTTGGAATTGATGGTCACCAATTTTGTAATGGTGTAAAAAGAAGTAGTTCAGCTGGTTTTCCGAGGTGTATGGAGAAACCTATGAAGTACCCTGGTACTAAAAGAAAGTGGCTTGGCCCTGTTAATGACGAGATTGATAGGCCTGATCCTGAAGATAAAGATTATTTAAGTGTTAAGAAAAATGTTGAAAATATTCTTCTTGAAGCTGATAAAGGAAATCGATTATTACATTATGCTGTGGATTTCCCTAAGGATGAAAGAAGATCGTTAGAAAAAGTTGAAAAAGGTTTAACACGTGGTATTAGTGGTACTTCAATGGACTATTTAATTGCTTGTATTATTGAATTTGGCGCTTTGTGTGAATGGTTGATGGCAAATCGTATTTATAATGGTATGTGTGTTGGAATAAATGCTTTCGGTGCAGAATGGGATGTTTTGGCAAAACATCTCAAGATGGGCACTGACGAGAAGGTTTACTTAGATGGTGATTTTAAAGCGTTTGACGGTTCTCATTTTAGGCAAATTTTAATGTCGTTTCATATTTTGTGTGATAGGTACTATCAAAATAAGAGTGTATCAAGAAGAGTGTTGATGGAAGATTTAATTAACTCTATTCATATTGCTAACGGAAAAGTTTATTTGTGGAATAAGTCGCTCCCTTCTGGTCATTTTTTAACACCTATTATTAATTGTTTTATTAATTTAGTTTTACATCGTTGTGCTTTTGTTTTAACATATAAAAGAAAAACCC